TTCTATGGGGGGAGTCCAACCCTTTGGAGAGGAATCAGAATGGGAGGACTAAGTCTGGGTTGTACAGACTATTTGTACCAGCTTACGACTCACTAGAAGGTTTCTTTGACAAGTATGGGTTACCTATCGTTGATGATCCCGAATTTCCTGTAGAAACAATCGATGGGGATTTTGTAGAGCAAGGGGCTAAAACTTATTTGAAGAACGAAAGGGCTGCATTTAAGAACAGTGCTAAAGACCTGAACGAGGTTATACGTCAGTTTCCATTTACCCCAGAAGAAGCATTTAGAGATAGTGTTGAGGGGAGTTTGTTTAACATCGGTAAGATCTACGAGCAGATCGATTACAATGATGAGCTATACCCCAACCCTGTAGTTAGGGGTAACTTTATGTGGAAGGAGAAAGATAAAGAAGTAATCTTCTCCCCTAACAATACTGGTAGGTTTAGAGTTAGCTGGATGCCACACCCTGAGAACAGAAACAAAGTTATCGATGTTAGAGGGAAGAGATCACCAGGTAATGCTAACTACGGGTGTGGTGGTGTGGATAGCTACGATATCGATGCTACTGTAGATGGGCGGGGATCTAAAGGGGCTTTGCACATGTACAACAAGTTCAACCTAGATGGGGCATCTAATATGTTTGTTGTGGAATATGCAGCCCGCCCAGACCTAGCAAAGATCTTTTACGAAGACGTACTGATGTGTGCTTTTTATTACGGGTATCCGCTGCTCATAGAGAACAACAAGTATGGGATAGCTAGGTACTTTGAAGAGAGGGGGTATGACGGTTATTTGATGGAGAGACCGCAACACTTATCCAACCCCAACTCTAGAGTAAATGTCAAGACTAAAGGTATCCCGTCTAACTCACAAGATGTTATTCAGTCTCACGCACAAGCAATCGAGCAATACATACATGACCATGTAGGTTTTAATGCTGATACTGGTGAGTACGGTGGGATGTATTTTAATAAAACGCTAGAGGACTGGATAGGGTATAAGATAGACAAGCGTACTAAGTTTGACCTCACTATTAGTTCTGGTTTGGCTTTGCTTGCTGCTCAGAAGTTTAAACCTAAAAAAGAAGCTGCTAGGTTTGACGAAAGAAAGTTTTTCAGGCGGCACAAGACACGCGGATAGCAGTCTGGCAATATAACTATATTTGCAATACTTAATATCTTGTGTGAATAATGTATAAGAATAAGAAGAAGGAAGGGAGAAACTTTCCTGATCCACTCGCCCCACAAGATCAAAAGGTTAAGAAAGAGTATGGGCTGAGGTACGCCCGCGCTATTGAAAACCAATGGGGTACACTTGATGATCAAAACTCTTTGTATAAAAGACGTAATGATCAGTTCGAGGTGAACAGGGATTACGCTAACGGAACCCAAGACACCACTATATACAAAAGTCTGCTTACTGCGCTAAACCCTAACGATGGGGATGGCAGCTTGTTAAACTTGGATTTTACCCCTGTACCTATTCTCCCCAAGTTTGTTCGTATTGTAGTAAATAAGATTCTGTCAAAAAACCCCTACCCTAACATTGAGGCGGTAGATCCTTTGTCTTCTTCTGAGAAAGACAGAGAGAAAAACAGAATTAGAGTACAGACGCAGCTCAAACCACAGCTTGAACAGCTTAAGCAACTTACTGGTGGTCTGGTGTTAGATGAAGACCCAGACAACTTACCAGACACTTTAGAAGAGGCAGAGATCTTTCTTGAAACAAACATCAAGACTGACGCTGAGATTTCTGGTCAGATTGCAACCAATCTTACTCTAACTTGGAACAATTTCTACGACAATACCTTTAGACGTTGCGTTAATGACCTCGCCTCTTTAGGTATGTCTGTCATTAAAAGAAGTAACGACCCTAACTACGGTATTAAGACCGAGTACGTAGACCCTAGCACGTTTATTCATTCTCACACAGAAGACCCGAACTTTGATGACATTACGTACGCTGGTCACATTAAGCGTATTAGTATTCAAGAATTAAAGAGACTTGCTGGGGATCAGCTTACTGAAGAGCAGTATAAAAAGATTGCAGAGAAGTCAAAGCATAAAAGCTACAACGACAGTAGCAAGATTTACAATAAAGACTACGATAAGTATATGAACAAGAATGTCTACGGGTACGATGAGTACATGGTAGATATTTTGGAGTTTGAGTTTCTTTCTGTCGATTGTATGCACTTCGAAGAAAAAGAAAACAGATATGGGAATACTGGCTTTTATTATGAAGGCTATAAGTACAAGGAGAAGAGGGGGAGCATCTATGATAGAACGCCACACAAAATGGATGTGGTTACTGTTTATGGTGGTACTTACGTTTTGGGTTGTGGCTATCTATTTGGCTATGGGATGAAAAAGAACACACCTAAGAATGCTCACGACCTAACCAGGGCTAGGCTTTCTTACAGTGTTGTATCCACTAACCTTCGCAGAATGCAACCCAAGTCGATGGTTGAGAGCTGTGTTGGGTTTGCCGATATGCTTCAGATCACTCACTTGAAGTTGCAGCAAGCAATCGCAAAGGCAAAGCCTGATGGTCTGATTATCGATATCGAAGGTTTGGAGAACGTGCAGCTTGGTAAAGGTGGCGAGCTTGAGCCGCTTGACTTGCACGATATCTACGAGAAGACTGGGGTGTTCTACTACAGATCTAAGAACCCAGAGGGTGGATTCCAGAACCCCCCTGTTCGAGAGATCGGTAACTCTATTCGTAATATCAACGAGCTTATTGGTTTGTACAACCACTACTTGAGAATGATCCGTGACGCTACGGGTATTAACGAGATGATGGATGGTACAACCCCTAAAGGCGATACCCTTGTTGGAGTTCAGCAGCAGGCTATTGCGGCTGGCAACAATGCTATCTACGATATTACTAATGCCTCTATGATCTTGTTCAAAAAGGTTTGCGAGGATATCGTTAGATGTTTGCAGATTCTTCCAGAAGGAAGTGTTGTTCAACAGGCTTACGCAAATGCAATCGGGGAGGAGAATGTAAAAGCTTTATCTTCATTTAGCGATCTGTTCATGTACAACTTTGGTGTTACTGTACAGAAAGAAATGGAAGACCAGGAGAGAGCATTCCTCGAGCAGAATATACAAGTTGCGCTGGCACAACAAACCCTCGACCTTGAAGACGCAATTGCTATTAGGAACCTTAAAGATATTAATCAAGCCGAGCGATTGCTTATTGTTAAAAGAAAAAAGAGAATTAAACAGCAGCAAGAAGTTGCAGCTCAGAACTCTCAGATTCAAGCACAACAGGCAGCGCAGGCAGCACAAGTAGCTTCTCAAGCTAAAGCTCAAGAAATGCAATTGCAAGCTCAGTTGAAAGCTCAAGAAATGCAACTTCAGTCTGAACTTGATATTCAGGTTGCTGCTGTGCGTCATGAGTTTGAAAAAGAACTTGCCGCTATCAAAGCTTCAGTTACAAAGTCTATTGCAGGAGAGGGCAATGAGTTTAGACTTGGTTTGGAGAAAATGAAAGAGGATCGAAAGGATGAACGAGTAGGTTTGCAGACTGAAGATCAATCTAAACTTATTTCTCAGCGTCAAGGCAAAAGAGGAGAAGTTACTAAATTAAAAGAAACAGGAAATGTCTTGTTGGATATTTCTAGAAAAGTAATAAACGAGCAACAAAATGGCGAAGAGGGTCAATCTTGATACGTCCGAAACAGTAAACATTACTTGTAGACGCGGTGACACATTTAGTCTTACGCTGACTCTAAAAGATTCCAGCGGTACAGCTATTCAGTTGTCTACGCTTGGGTATGAATTCCTTATGGAGGTTAGAGATCAGCTTGGTGCTGTTTCTGCTTCAAAGAATTCTAACATTATTATTGGTAGTCCTGGTGTTGGGAGAGTATCCGACACTGGGTTGTCTTTCACTTTTACTACCGATGATAGTGGTAATGTAACGATTACTGCTTCTGCTGAGTCCATGAGAAGCGTACCTGCTGGATCTTATGTTTACGATTTGCAGCAAATTGTAGGTGGAGTACACACTACTATTATTGAGGGTTCTTTTGTTGTTAACGAAGATGTTTCTAAATCTATCGTGTAATGGCCGTTACTATAACGTCTGGGGATACCATTAACATTACCGTTACTCAGGGTGCTAGTAGCTCTGTAACAATTACATCTAAAGGTCCGAAGGGGGATACTGGAGAGACTGGTGCTACAGGTGCTACAGGTGCAACGGGAGCTACTGGCGCTGCTGGTGCTGATGGTAAGACCTATACCATCTCATGCGTGGATGGCGATAACTCTGATGAAGAAAAGATTAGGCTTACTGACAGTGACGGAACCACGGATGATGTAGTTCTTGAGGCTGGTACAGGAATGTCTATCGCTAGATCTGGCGACAAGATTACTTTTACTAACACTGTATCAGACACTAACACTCAGTTAACTACTGAGCAGGTGCAGGATATTGTTGGCGCAATGTTCAGCGGCAATACCGAGACACGCATATCTGCTACATACGAAGATTCTGATGGCACGATAGATCTTGTAGTTGATGACATGACTGCAAACACTCAGTTAACCACTGAGGAAGTTCAGGACATAGTCGGGGGGATGTTTACTGGGAACACTGAGACTGGTATCTCCGCAACATACGAAGACAGTGATGGCACTATTGATCTAGTCGTCTCGGGTGGCGGCTACA